TTGCACGTTCGATGGCTCACACCAAGCAGGTCAAAGCGGCCGCCGTCCTGAACAATGCGTTCACGGGTGGTGCTACCGCAGGTGGCGACGGTAAGGCTCTGGCCGCAACCGATCACCCCCTCCTGTCTGGTGGCACGTTCTCGAACCGTCCGACCGTCGCGTCGGACCTCAACGAGACCTCGCTGGAAGATGCTCTCATCTCCATCGCTGGCTTCGTTGACGAGCGTGGTCTCAAGGTTGCCCTTCGCGGCACGAAGCTCATCATCCCGCGCCAGCTGCAGTTCGTGGCTGAGCGTCTGATGGTTTCGAACCTCCGCGTTGGCAGTGCCGACAACGACGTGAACGCGCTGAAAACCATGGGCATGCTGCCCGAGGGCTATGCGGTCAACGACTTCCTCACTGACCCGGACGCTTGGTTCGTGAAGACGGACGCACCGCGCGGCTTCGTTCACTTCGAGCGCGTACGCATGACCACCGGTATGGAGAACGACTTCGATACTGGGAACATGCGTTTTAAAGCGCGCGAACGTTTCAGCTTCGGCTATAGCGACGCACGCTGCGTGTTCGCTTCGCCCGGCGCTGCCTAACAAAAACAGGGACTTCGGTCTGGAAAACCCCCGCTTCGGCGGGGGTTTTTCTTTTTCTTGACACGCCGTGCCACACAACTTAGTTGTTTCCTAGAATTGTATCGGAGACAAGCATGGCAGAGAACGTTATCTATAAAATCCGGAACGTGGTGAACGGAAAGTTTTATGTTGGGAGCGCCGTAGACACTCGCACGCGGTTTCGGCAGCATCGAAAGCTGCTGCGGCGCGGCAAGCATCACTGCCGCCACCTGCAGGCTGCTTGGAATAAGTACGGCGAAGATGCGTTTAAGTTTGAGGTTGTGGAGCACGTCAGCTCACACGAGCTGCTTGAAGCGACTGAGGACAAGTGGCTTGTTGCGCACGTGGGGGAACCGCATTGCTACAATTCGGGACGGAGCGCGCGAGCCCCTTGGAGAGGTACCAAAGGGTCGGGCCTGTCTCCTTTGACAGGAACCACTATTTCGCAAGAGCGCAAAGATCGACTCCGTGAGGCCGCCCTTGAGCAGTGGAAGACTTCCGACCCCCGAACTGGGCGCAAACACTCCGAAGAGACGCGCGAGAAGATCAAGGCCGGGCTTCGGGTAGCTTTGTCCGAGGGCCGTGGCGGCCGCTTCATCCCATCCGAGGAAACCAGACGCAAAATGTCCGAGGCCCTGAAGGGCAACCAGAACGCCAAGGGCCATGTCCGAACAGAGGAGCATCGACGCAAGCTCTCCGAGGCGCAGAAGGGCAACCAGCACTGGGCGGGCAAAAGCCACTCGGAAGAGTCCAAGGCAAAAATGGGTCAGGCTGTGCGGATGATTTCTCCCGAGGGGGAGGCGACCGTCTATCCCCGCACAACTGCGATCAAGGAGCAGTTCGGGATCTTCCTGCCAACCATTCAGCGATCTGTCCGCAGCGGGAAGCCGCTGGCCAAAGGCCCGTACAAGGGCTGGCGTTTCGAGTACGTTTAGGGTAACCTTCCACCATCCCTGACAGCGGCACTCCGCTGACACTAGCCACGACAGGAGATCGACATGGCTAACACGACCTTCTCGGGCCCTGTGCGGTCTGAAAACGGCTTCCAGTCCATCAGCAAGAACACCACCACCGGCGCGGTCACCGTCGATGCGACGTACGACGCCCGTCCCAACTTCCGCGTTTCGGTGGACAACACCACGCTGAACACCGGCGCGGCTGTCACGACCACGCTGACCACGGCTCAGTCCGGCACCATCTTCGAGATCGACGGCACTGACGACATCGTCGTCAACATGCCTGCTCTCAGCACGGCGAACGTCGGCACCACCTACGAGTTCATCGTCACCACCGCCGTTGGTGGGGCCAAGACGGTGACCTTCGTGCTCCCCGGCGCGGGTGTGTCGAACTTCTATGGCGCGCTGAGCCTTCTCGGTGGTGCGGCAGCGAACCCGGCGAGCGACGTTGCTGGCGACACGCTGACTCTGCCGAACTCGACTGTGGCCAACAGCCGTGTGAAGCTGACCTGCATCTCGGATGACGGCACCAACTCGACTTGGAAAGCTGAAGCGCTGTCGAGCCCGATTGCAACCATCGCATAAAGGGTGAGACATGGCTGGCTCTGACGTAAAGGCCAAGTATATCGCGGCCGACACAAATGCGGCAGATGCGACCAGCGTCTGCACCGCAGAACAGTTGTCTGGCGGCGGCGAACAAGCAATTCCAATTGACGGCACGGATGCCTCAGGTGGTGTTGCAACGTTCACCGCTGCCAGAAAGCTTACGGTGACGGCTTCCGCGGCCGACAGCGCCCGGACGGTGACAGTTACCGGCACGGACGTTAACGGCAACGTTCAGACGGAAGCGATCGGTGTTACGGATTCGGGTGTGTCGACGGGCACGTTGTACTTCCGGACAGTGACCGCTGTCGTGGTTGATAACGACACGGTCGGCACTCTATCTGTCGGCATGGCCAACGACGCACTGGATGTAATCTACGCAGGTCGCGTGCGTCTGCGCGGGATCTACTTGATTCACTCCGGCAGCGCTGGTGTGTTGTCATTCCGTGACGGCAGCGCCACAGGCACTGCGCATCTGCAACTAGCAACAGTTGCATCTGCGGGCAGCGACCGCGACATCATCATCCCCGACGAGGGGGTGATGTATGACAGCGGGATCTACCTTCCGTACACGGCTGGGACGACCGTCTTCTCCAGCTTCACCGCTATGTACAACTGAGGTGTCTGATGCCGACCTACGACATCAGATCGATATCGCAGGTCGGTACAACTGAGCCGTTTGAGCTTCAGGTGGCCCGGGGCCAGATCCCGGGCCATCGGTTCGTGTCGCGCATTGCAGCGGTGCCAGCGATGTCGGTCAACACCACTGGCACGGTCTGGGACGTAGACGACACCCTGTACCCGTGGACGGCATGGGGCACCCCCGGAACACTGGCCATCGCCCGAGCGAACGCCGGTGACGCAAACAAAAACGTCGTCATTTCCGGCCTTGATCTGCTGTACAACGAGATCACAGAGACGGTGACCCTGACGGCGGCGACAGGCAACACGACCACCAACAGCTTCTCTCGGATCCTCTCCGCCCGCATGAACGGCACGTCCGTGAACCTAGGAGCGGTGACCATCACCCGAGGCGCGACCGTCGTCGCCAAGATAAACACGGGCGTCAGCCAGACGCTCATGGGCGTCTACACGGTCCCGGCGGGCTATACCGCGTATCTGTCTCAGGGCGTGATGACGATCCAGAACGGCGGTGACGCTACCGGATTTTTTGAGTACCGCATCCCCGGCGACCGGTTCGTGATCGGCCACACCTTCGAGGTGGCAAGCTCCGAGTACCACTACGGCTTCACCTGCCCGCTGGCTCTTCCTGAGAAGTCGGACATCGACGTCCGCGCGGCTGTTCGGTCGAACAACTCTCGGGTGACGTCTGCGTACGACATGATCCTCATCAAGAACGGAGGCCCGCTCTGATGGCTAAATCTCCAGCGTGGCAGCGCAAGGAAGGCAAGAACCCGAAGGGCGGTCTCAACGCCAAGGGCCGAGCTTCGGCGAAGCGCGAGGGCATGAACCTCAAGCCTCCTGCCCCGAATCCGAAGAACAAGAAAGACGCCGCTCGCCGCAAGAGCTTCTGTGCCCGAATGGAAGGCATGAAGAAGAAGCTCACCAGCGAGAAGACGAAACGTGATCCGAACAGCCGCATCAACAAGAGTCTTCGAGCGTGGAATTGTTGACATGGGAAACGTTACCTTGACCCCCGAGGAGCTCGAGACTCTGCTCGACCGCGCTGCCAAGAAAGGCGCGAGGGCCGCGCTTGAAGAGCTTGGGCTTCACGACGACAGCGCCGCGAAGGACATCGAGGACATCCGGGAGCTCCTTGCTTCATGGCGGGAGACGCGGAAGGCAGTCTGGTCTACCGTGGTCAAGATCGCTACGACAGGTATCCTGCTGTTCATCGCAGGCGCTGTCTGGGTGTCGGTCAAAAGCAACATTTCGGGACAGTGACCATGAACCGTGGTACGATGGCCAAGCAGATAACGGAGGCTCCGATGGCTGGGTGCAAAACCAAAGGCATGAAGATGGGCGGCAAAGTTAAGGCCG